TTTAGTTCTTCTTCTGACAATTTGTAAGAGTAATATAACCATTTATCACGCTTGAGTACTTTGAGTTTAGATTCAAAGTTTTCAAGAACGAGTTTCTCATCCATAAGAATACAAAGATATTTATTGTGAATCTGAGGAACCTTCGTAGACTCTTCGTCTAGGTGGTTGACATCAATTACAGTATCAAGTTCCGCTTGTGCTTTTATTTGGTCAATGTTCATAATGTAAAGTATAGGGGATTAAGGTTCGCTTGTGAATACATTCACTTCATAGTGAGTGTACGAAAATGTTGCGGTTGCTATGATTGTGTCGGTATCTGCTAATGATGAATCAAAATCAATACCACTTAGAAATGTTGGATATACATTTTTAAATGTAAAAGAAATCATTGGTCTATACGCACTATTTAATACAAGTAAATATGCGCTTGCTACCTTTTGATGTTCATTTAAAACTTCAGTTGCGCTATTGTACGATACACCAAGATCCTTTATCCAGTTGTGAATTTCTAACCAATTTTTCATATTTTCATCAACAGAAAACCCTATTTGTAGATCCTCATAGACATAGGAGGTTCCTGGTCTTTTGATTGTCACACCAGTTGGATTTGATTGAATACTTGTTCCAAAACTCAATGATGGCACATTTGCTCTTTGGCAAAAATATGTCATAGTTGGGCAACGAGTCATAACAAATCTAAACTTATTATTTGTTAAAGTATTATTTGTTGTTGGTTGAAAGTTATTTTCAAATAACATATCTCCAGGCAAATCTTTTAAAATGCTCGCTGGAACATTATCTCGGATTATCTGCTGATTGTTGTTTGGCATACTAGTATTTATAAAAGAAAAACCCAGGGACTTTCATCCCTGGGTCTTCTTAATTATTTACTGATCTCTATCAGGCGGTATTGCCGTGGAGATTCTTGACTGCGAAGAGGCGGAAGTATGCATTTGTAGATGCAACTAGACCATCGTTGCCAAGTTGTGTTGATGTAAATGCATCGCGACCTTGAGCGAACGGATTGGCGACAAGACCGTAACGAGTCTTGAAACCAATCTTCGGTTGGAAGGTGTCTTGGCCAACAGCACGGACCATTTGTAGTGGAACATATGGGCAGTAGAAGAATCCTGCGTCATATGGTGAGGTTCCCTTGTATCCAACAGTGATAAAGTTGACATTGTTGGCAACGAATGGATCAATGAATACCTTAAACTTATTGTTAAGAACACCAGCGAAGACATTACCAGTATCATCTACTTGCATATCAACATTGAGTGCTGGTGAGAGATTAAGGAATCCACCCATTGCAAGTGCTGATGCAACATCTGCACTGCATACGATGAAGTTACCCTTACCTCTACGAGTATCCTTAGCAATTTGATTTGCTTCGCGTTCAATTTGGAACATCAAACCACGATAGCGTTCTGCTGACCAACGACCGTCAGAATCTTGGATAAGATCATATACGCCGCCAGCTGGTGTAGCAACTGATCCATAACCAGCAAGATCGTCATTTACGCAACCTGTCTTAGCAACAAAATACATTGCTCGGAGAATTTCGCGGTTGATTTCATTCATGATTTCAACTGAGAGAATATTAGCGAGTTCTGCTTCGGCATCAAGACCGTGAACTGCACGAAGATCTTGTGCAAGTTCTGTGGTATATTCTGCTTTCAGAGCGCGTGAACGAGCTTGTACTGCGACACGCTCAATGCTGAATGCCATTTCACGGAAATCCGTTGTTGATGGAGACGCACCGAGAGTTTCAGCAGTTGAGGTCAACATTCCACGGAATGCTGTGAAGGGATCAACACGAGTGATATATGTAGCACCTGCGGTCCCAAGAACACCACTAAGAACACCAGCGGATGACCCAGCGAGAATACTTGCATATCCAGCTCCACCAGGACCAGATGCACCACATACACCAGAGAATTTAGCCCATGGTTCGTCAAAGAGTGCTTCGGTTCCTTGTGTATAACCACCAGAATCATTGCCGTAACGAGCACGCATTGCAAAGATGAGTCCTGTTGGAGCACTCATCGGTTGAACGCCTGCAATATCGTAGGCGACAACATTCGGCATTGCGCGACGAACAAGTGAAATCATTACTGGATCGTATCCAGCAAAGTTACCTGCTGCGCCAACTTGACCTGTGGTAAAATTACCACCCATACCGACTGGTCCCATTGTATTTTCAAAGAGACTAGTGTTACCTGTTACTCTTTCTTCAGACATTGCCTTGATTTGGTTTTCAAGAAGAATTGCCGTTACTCTACGCTTATGGGCATCTCCGATTGTTGGTAAAGATTCGTGGTCCAAAACTGGAGCCCATTTTTCAACAAGAAGATCTGCTGCGGTACTTTGATTGAATTCATTTGACATGTTTTTCTCTCCTATTTCCTTTTTAGTATTTAGTTTTTTAAAAATTTTAGAACAAATTGTCCTTGGGGGACAGACCCATATTTGGGTTCATGATTGATTGGATACGAGTATTTACTAGTGAATCACTTAATGACTTAAGTGCGGGTCTTGCTGGTCTATTCTTGTTAATTGCTGTGATGGCGTTAACGATATTATTCATTGCTGAATCTGATGTTTCCGCAGAAACATAGGATGAATCTTCAGTCAACATTTGTCCTGCTGATTGTGGTGTATAGTAGGTGGTTTCTGGTGTTGAAGACATTCTTTGACCAAAATACGATTCTTTCAACAATGAAACTTTTTCACGGTAATGATTTACATTTGTAAATTCAATTCCTTCTGAAAGTTTAGCAAGTTTTTCAATTTGAGTGTCAGCAAGTCCTGCTGCTTCTTCCATAAATGCTTCAGCACAAAGACGAGCAGTGATCTCATTTTTGAGTTGAATATTTTCTTTTATCAAATTGTTAGCATTCTTCTGAAGTTCTTCATTTGCTTCATAGAGATCATCAAGAATATTATACTTCTCTGCTGGAACATCAATGAATGAAGTTTCAAACAATGACTTAAGTCCATGAATGAAGTTTTCAGCAATTTCAGTGCGAAGACCGCGTTCAATTGCTATTTTGTTTTCTTCCATCCACTCAGAAATTACATAATTAAGATAACCGTCAACATGCTCAACGAGTGAGTTTTGTTGATTCTGTGCGTTTTCTTGAATTATTTCTTTTGCTGCGTCAAGGATGTTATTTTCAATTATAGCAACTTTTTCATTGATTGCTGCTTGAAAAATGGTTTCTGCCTTAAGTTTGAATTCTTCACTTAAGTTTTCACCATTGAACAAACTTTCAAGATAATCGTCTTGTAATTGATTTGCTGCTCCAGTCATAGGGGCTCCTGTGTGTCTTGCGACTGCTGAGTTTGCTGGATTAGCAATAGGTTCTGCTATCTTTGCTCCCTTTCCAGTAGCGTCCATATAAAGTTTTGTTGATGAGTATTCTGCGTATGGGTTATTATCTACCATGTGGTTCTCCATATTGTTTAAAAGTATTTAGATGAATTAATATTTACACTGTCTATTTGTCTATTTAGAAGATTTCTGTTTTTAAGTATTTTTTTGTTTTATCATACTCTGTTATATGCCTGTGGATTTGTCCACCAAGGTTCCTGGTGTTGTATATTTGCTGTTCGTGCTAATGATCGTCGCGATGCATTTACAAAATTTGCTGTTCGTCGTAACTCTGGATCTGCTGCGTGAATACCAGCAATTGAATGAGATAAATCTACTTTGGCATTCCATAAACTACGCTTTTGATCAAAATCCGTTTTCAAATCTCTGGCACTTACTCCGCGCGGCAAAGGAATGAATAAATTTGGAGCAATTGGTTGTTGATCTGGAGCATTTGCCAATATATTTCGTAGAGCTGCATGACTCATTCCCAGTCTTTGAGCATAAGTTTGTTCAAGAATATGCTGATGTCTATTTAATTCTTGATGTGTGTGTGCTGCAACGATAGCAGCCTGTTCTGCTGCTCCTGCCTTAATACCACCCCAAATTATATCTTTAGCAATATCTTTGCCAACAACTCTAGCTACAGCCTTAGTGCCTCTCCATGCACCTCTTGCTCCAACCCTAGTGCCTCTACCAACCGCAGCTGCTCCAACCCTAGTGCCTCTTAATGCAGCGTCTGCTACAGTTCTAGTGCCTCTACCAACCGCAGCTGCTCCAACCGCAGTACCTCTTAATGCAGCGTCTGCTACAGTTCTAGTGCCTCTACCAACCGCAGCTGCTCCAACCGCAGTACCTCTTAATGCAGCGTCTGCTACAGTTCTAGTGCCTCTCAATGCAGCGTCTGCTACAGTTCCAGTACCTCTAGCAAGCGCATCTGCTCCAACTCTAGCACCTGCTGCGACTGCACTTCCTGCAACTCTGGCAAGACCCGCAATATCACTGACTATTCCTTCATGAATGTCCTTTGACATAGTAGGAATTCTAGATCTTATTGCAGATATTGCTTCTTCCGATAATAGTTTTTTATTATTATTCATATTCTTCTCAGAAAATCAGAAAATAAGTTTATAGCAGTTTCTTCTAGTTTACGATTTGATGTTCTTTTTAATTGTTTTTCGTAATGGGCAATATCAGATTCAATTAAAATTCCATTGTTCCAGATCCATTCCTTACCCTCAAGAATGCCATCTACAAACGCATTTGGTGCTGATGGATCCGCAACAATATCTATTGCTGCGAGAGTAAAGTCTTCCTTAACATAATTTACACCATTGCGTTTTTCCAAACTTCCCATGCCTCTAGAAGATACCCCTAGTTTAGCACCAGCATCAATTAGATTCTTAACAATATTTCCCATTGGAGTATCAATAATCTTTGCTTCCCCGATTATCTGTTTTCCATTTTCCTTAAGGGATTCAATCATGTGGGAAACGCGATCAAGATTGACAGTTGGACCAGATGGATGATTTAATTCACCCATTGCTCTATTTTTATTTACATATTCTATAACATATCGTCTAGTTTCTTTGATTAATATTCTATTTTCATAGATACGACCATTTCTATTTTGGGTATCACTTTCCATCATGACCCCACGAATCTTATATGTCTTAGCACCCGCTTCGTTGGATTCAACGATGGATTCTACATCTTCTACGGTTTCTGTGATTAGTTTCATGGAAGTCTTTCTGAATTATTCAATACTCGGAATTAGTCCCAAGACGATAATTGGTTGCAGTTGGTTGGTCTTCGTCATTGTCTTCGTCATCATCATCGTCGTCATCGTCTTCATCATCGTCGTGATCTTCGTCACCATCAACATGATCTTCAGCGATCATATCAATAAGCATATTAGCAATATCAATAATTTCTTCTTCAGATAATTGTTCACCAGTTTCTTCTTCAATTTCTTCAACTAATGACTTAAGTTGATTTTCAAAATCTTCAGCAAGATCTTCAATATCTTCTTTCATATTGACTCTTTTACCCACTTTCTTTTTATCCCTGGCTGCTTTTCTCATGGGTTCTGTTTTATTTCCATCTCTATCAAGATCAAGGAAATCTGGTTTTGAGCTTTCATTGAAAACTTCTGGCGCAAAATCAATTAATTTTTCTTCTAATGCTTGTGCCATTTTACTAGTGAGTACTTCGGTGATTGCTTTTTTTGCTGTGTATAGATCGTCGGCAAAAAGTGATTCTATAATTTGTTTGCTATTTGACATGGGGTTCTCCTAATTTATATATTATTTTATTTTTCTTGCTGTGGGTCCAGACCCATTTGCTGCATTTGTAGTTGTTGTTGTAACTGCTTTTGTCTATCCTGTTCAATTTCTATATCCATTTTTGCTATTTCTTCATCTGTCTGCTTTAGAATGTTTCTTCTAATATAATTCGTTGAGAAGAACATGCCATTATAATTTCCAAGGACATTCAACATATTAACTCGTTCATTAAGAATTTCATTTTCCTTGAGTTCGGTAAAATATGAATCCTTGCTATAAACTATGTTGATATCTTGATATATATTCTTCCAATCTTCTGGAGTTAGAATTCCACGAAGAATACATTGCTTCTTGAGAATGTCTATGAACATATTGCTAAATTTATTCTGAAGACGCTCTATGAACTTATAGAATTTAACTTCATCTCTTGTGATTTCGCTGCTGCGACCAAGATTGAATCCGCTTTGAACTTCCATTCGGGTCAGTGGAACATTGAGTGCTCGGTATACCTTACGCAGAAGATATTCAACATCTTCCATTGCTCCAAGATTTTGTCCACCTGGAAGAGTCTGAATCTCAGTTCCCTTACCACCTTCTCTACGAGGCAACCAATAGTCTTCTAACATTGACATATGGTTTTTTTGATCCTTGATGTCTCCTGTAGCAGAATCGTATGTAAGTTTATTACGATAGCGAGTCATCAGAGTCTTAATGTATTCTTCTGCCTTTTGTTTAGGCAGATTTCCTACATCAATATAAAACACTCTACGCTCTGGAGCGCGAGCGAGGCGATATACGACCATCGCATCTTCGGTCTGACGAAGCATGTTCAATGGACGAATTGCCTTGTGTAAGAATCCTACGATTCTCTTAGAGGTCTGGTCAACCAATCCTGAATGTGCGTATGTGATTGCATCAACTTCAATCTTAACACCAACATTTGATGTTGCTGAAGTTGCTACAGAACTCATTTCAAAATCAGTATATACAAAATATTCTTCCACTTTCTTAACAATAGGAACAGTAGTATTGTTTACTCTTTTTATTTCCTTTTGAACTTTTCTGATTTTTCTGATCTTTATAGGATCTATTGCTCTAAGTTCAAGGATGCCTTTTTCTGGATGTTCCATATCAATAATATTTTGAAAATATACTCGTCCATCCACATACCATCTTCTAAAAATATCATATCCTCTGTTCTTAAAATCTAACAGTTTCAAAATATTGATAAATTCTAAATTAATCTTGGATTTAATATTATCAGACAATTCAGTATTGTTCAAATCTAATCTAAGTGATATGTTTTGCTTATCATAAGTTATTGCTTGAGTTACTATATCTTCAATTGCCATATCAACTTCTGGATAAAGCGACATACCACGGTATTGCCGTACCAAAGAATTTTCATCTATGAAAGAACCGCCAAAGTCATAAACAGAGGACATAAATCCACCTGTTTCAAGTACTTGCGTTCCATCATAATTTTCAGGTGCAGTAAAAGATAGGGTTGACGGAGATGAACCCGTCAACCCACCATCTGGGAATAATCCCTCATCTTTTCTGCCAAAAGAAAAACCAAAAATATCAAATGCCATTTATTAATCCTTATAAATCACGAATCCACTGGTTCCCAATAATCATACGCAAGTTGTACTGTAAATTCACTGAATGTATCGGCAACATCATAGTTCAATGTAATTGGACCAATATCTGTTGGGAAACAATTCTTCAATTTAACTGCTTTATTAAAATTATTTGGACTTTGAGTGTTTGACGGAGTAGATTGTTCACCAATTGTTACATCGCTATAACGAATGATCCAGTCACTTACCAAGTTATAATTAATTTGGTGAGTATTTCTACCATCCATTACTTCCATCCAACGCTCAAATCCCGTTCTTAGATCCTTTGTTGGCACATTGGAATCGTAAACATTTATAACCCAATCGGAATAATTTCGTTCACCTGAGAACTTAATTACTCTGCCTTGCCAAGCGACATTTATGGTTCCTATGGTAGAACCTGGTAAATCCGCACCTTTAACATAAATGAAGAGGTCATTAACATTTGGAGGTGATGGAACCCCCGATGGCCAATTCGCTTGGACCATAAAACGATTTGGTCTTACACCAAAAAAGTTACTTCTGAATTCGTTTAAACTTGCCATTCTAATTTACCTCTTTTTCTATTTATGGTAATACTGCTGACAGATCTTTATTTGTTAGGGTTATTCTGACATAATTAATAGAAGTAATTGGTTTAACTAAAATATCAGCAACAAAGTAATTTGCTTGAACTACTGCTGGTGTGTTGTTGGACTGATCACAAATTACTCTATACTCTGTAATACCTCGTTGTCCAACAATTCTATCTAAGAATCCTTCGGCAGCAATCTTAAACCCAGAGCGAGTTACAGCATCATTTTGCTCAAAAAGTATAGAGCGAGCAACTGGTGCTAGTGCCTTTTTGATGTACATGTACAGTCTTGAAACATTTATTCTCGACAGCGAAGATGTTGCAGGTTCTCCTGTCTTATCTCCAAAGAGAATTGTTCCTTCTCCCGCAAAAGTTACAACTGGATTAATTCCAGCATCGTAGAGAATATCTTGTTCAATTGGAGAAAGTGCTCTCTTTAAACGAAGAACATTGAGGATTCTTCCTCTTCTAGCACCAGCTGGTGAGAACCATGGATAAAAATCTCTATCTGTGCGAACTATACACCCAGCAACATCTGGAGCAAGCGAAGTTTCAATTGTATACAACCCTGTAGTGTCTAAATGTAATTTTTCACCATAGACTATGGTGTAATCTTTATTTGTTGCTGGTTTAGTTGGAGCTGTAGTAAATGCGTTAGCAGAAGAAGTTAGGCCAAGAACACCAATTGCTGGTTGATCTGTGCTAGACTTAACATCAATTACAGTTGTCACTGCTGTTGGATAAAGTCCTCCTGGTGCTCCTTGAAACATAACATCAAATCCTATATTATAGAATGCTGTTACTCCTGCCAATCCATTTCCGAATCCAACATAGCAGGCTGATCCGTATTGAAGAAAGTTGTTTATTGCCCACCATTCCGCAGAGAATCCTCCACAAATTCCAGTGCCAGCATATAATCCATTTAGATAAGTGGAAGCACAATATCCAGGACTATAAAATGTGATTCCTGATGATGCTGAAAGTCCACCGTCTGTTCTGATGATAAAGTCAGTTAACCGACCATACCAGTCAGAAATATTAGGTACTAAATAGTATCCTAGATCTCTTTCATTTGTGTTTCCTGCTAACGATTTCATACTGAGTGTTGGGTTGTATACAGCACCAATAGTTGTGGAAAATCCTTCAGTGATCGGAACCACCATAGATTCATCATTTACTCTAAAACTTATATTTGGTCTTGGCATGTTCTTCTCTCCTTGGTTTAAGTTGCTATTTATATGTAGTTAAATTCTACTTTTAATATTTTAAATGCCCTAAACTATTTTTTATACGAATCCCATGGCAAGTTATAATTTTTTTTATCTGTTATAAGCCAATTTTCTGAAGACATACCCCATTTTTTGTCTTCTGCCTCATCTTCAAAATCTTCGATTCCGTCAAGAAAATAACCAAAAGGTAACATATCTTCTTCAATTTTCTCAATATCTTGCTGATACATCGCAAGTCTAACATCCATATCGGTCAAATTCTTGAAATACTGTTGACGAGTCGCCCATGAAAATAAAACTAAACACATCACTAAGTCGTCATTATGTCCTTCATCTGCTCCAAAACTTTGTTTTTTGGAGATAAATGTTGTAAATTCTGAGATAATGTCGGCATCTTCAACAATGAGTTTATCTTCTTCAATCATGTTCTTTAGTACTTGACATCCAACCTTTTTAGTCAATACTGAAGTTTTAACACCCATCTGTATCTTTTTTCCAGGACCAAATCCCTCTGTAATAATTTGACCCTTTCTACCCATCATGGTGGTTTTAACTATATTTTCATATTCTAGATCGGTGTGTAATATATTGGCAACTTCCG